CATATCCATTTAGGCCAGTGGATCAAACAAAGAAATTGTTTATCGGCAAGGCACATGGCGGCGATTTAGTAATTTACATAGAATTTGCAAATAACGCAAATTTACGAAAAATTGTCAATAATTTGCATAAAGACTTAGACGGGTCAACTACCTCAGTTAATGGTAGAGTATTTTTAACCAATCTGACTGAGAAAAATATTGTCCTGTTAGTAGACACTCTTGCTCCACATGGGTTTGATATTTCAACTGATCTAAAAAATCACTATGATACCATAAAATCATGGAAAATTGAAGAAATTCAAAGTCGATACTTTACTGAAAATTTATCAGACACTCCACTGTATAAAGAGTTAACACAAGAAATTGGTAGTCTATCTGATAACGAGTTGTCAGTGATCCAAGACCGGAGTATGCGATATCAATACATTATCAATACCCCAGAAAATACCGAAAAAAACCTGAAAAATTCCATCTCCTTACGAACCAGCCCAAAGGTGTGGATCAACTCAACAACTACTGAGTTATCAGACGTAATCAATGAACTAATAAATTTAAAAAGACTTCCGGTCCTATTTGTAATGGAAAGTCACGTGCAACCTAAGGCACTTGAACACCTGAAAAATTTGGATGAGTCCCTGAAAAAATGTGGAATTTTTGAGGATGTCGGAGTTTACTTCAGATTAGACAATGACGAAGTTGGCAAAGAATTTAATGCATTAATTGCTGATAGAAAGTATAATAAAGCATTAGACAATCAGACTTTAGTAGCATGTGTGCCCAATGGAAAGATTCCGAAATTTTTCCTAAAAAATGCGTGGAAGCCAATGGCAGTTATTGCTCTCGGAACTTCACTACGTCATAGCAAAACTTCAGTGTATGCTAACTGCTGTGATTTAATTATCTCATACAATCACACTGAATCATTAATGGAATTTAGAACAAACTTATGTCCGTAAGATTAGTTATACAAGATGAAGTAAACATCAAATTTGAAAATTTACCCCTAGACGCTAGGAAGAAATTAGCAAACTCATTTAAGTATGAAATCCCTTATGCACGATATCATCCTGCATTTAAGTTGGGCCGTTGGGACGGCATGGTCAGTTTATTTGGTTTAGGCGGCACTGGCTACTTGAATCAGCTGGATAAAATTTTACCTATCTTAGACGGTCTCGGTATTAGAGTTGACGACCTAGTCGATAACCGAGCAGTTACTAAATTTGACTTCGCTCCAGTTGATGAAAACTACTGGGCCAATCAAGGTAAGGTATGGCCTAAAGGGCATCCCGATGAAGGTAAGCCTATTATGTTGCGTGACTATCAGGTCGATGCAATTAATACATTTTTAGTAAATCCTCAAAGTTTGCAAGAAATTGCAACCGGCGCAGGAAAGACTATTACTACAGCAACGTTGAGTCAACTATGCGAGCCATTGGGTCGCACTATCACTATTGTTCCTAATAAATCATTAGTAGAACAAACAGAAGAAGACTTTATTAACGTTGGGCTGGATGTAGGTGTTTATTACGGGGATCGCAAAGATCTTAAGAAGACACATACAATTTGCACCTGGCAATCACTTAACAT